TCACATAATAACTCATTGTCATCATCGTCATTAGGATCTTGTTTTGTTTTTTTGTTTAATTTCTTTAGACCTTTGATAGTTTCTTTAATGATCTTATCGGTCTTACCTCTTACTGTGTAAGTGATGTCACCTACTTTAACTTCTTTAATTTTCATGTCTAGTATATTTTTTATATGTGAAGTGTACCATCTTTAATACTGAAGCTATACATCTTCCACACGAACTCGGTCGTTTAGTCTCTCCTGTTATAAAGTTATAGATATCATAGATTGTTTTCTTTTGTTCTACTGATATTGTATTTTGATTTATGAAGAGGTTCTCGTGCTCTCTAACAAACTCTATTTGTTCTTGTGTCATACTATTAAATATATTTATAGATTAAGTTGGCGGACACTCCAGATATTGCTGCGTAAAGTATACCAACCAAACCAAACTGAATCATGAATGGTATTATACTTATCCAATATCCCATGCACATCTCACACTTGAATGGTTTTTCTGGTAGAGATAGATCAAAGTGTGTAATCATATCTACTATGAGGTGCGCTAAGCATGCAAATCCTAATATTTGTAGTAGTATCATAATATGTCGTATATGTTTAGTCGTTCTCTAATATAATCTTTAGCTTCTTCTACTGCTACTGATATACTAGTTCTTGGTATTTTGGTTACTCTTGCAATTTCTGAATAGTTTGGTGTCTTAATATACATTTCTAGTAGTGTAGCCCTAAACCATAAATCTATACCATCTGCTTTCATATCTTCTAGAACTCCTTGCACAGCTTCTAACATAGTATCTATGTCATGATCGTATGTATTATCGTCTACTCTATTATCGTATGACTGGGGTAAAGAATGCATTCTGCCTTTCTGTCTATATAATGTATGATACTGACTAGTTGAACTATGAAATGATCTATGCATAATACCAGATAAGAAGTTCATTGCTCTTCCAGCATCAACTAATTCTTGACCTCTTTCATGTTGCATGAATGATTCTATTGCAAAATGTGCTACATCTTCAAATTCAGGGTTAGATTTACAAATCTTCTTTGACATAGTCATTATGTCCTCGTATCTTTCTGTTAAAAACTTATTCAATTACTTCGGTTTATTTTTATCTAAGTCATAGTAAATGAACTCAGGTTTAAAGTATGTAGGTAATCCTGATTGTGGATAATGTTTAATCTCTTCTTCAGTTACTATGTTTCTATTAAGGCAACCTTGTAAGTAACTCCATATCATTATAGATCTTTCTTCTTTTATCTCTGCATAGAATGCTTTCTTAGTACATGCTCTTTCACTTGGTCCTAAGCCACATTTACGTTTAATTGTTATACGATCATGATACATCATTGACCAATCATTTACATTAAACATACCTAATTTAATTATGTTCTTAACTGATGGTTCTAGAGAATTAACCGTTGATTGCAAATGTTGACTAGTACCTAATATTGTTCTTAGGTCTGCTGCGCTAAAGTGGTATTCAATACCATGTCCATATAATCTATTTATCTGTTTGAATAAACCTAATAATATAATGATCTTCTCGTCTTTAACGTCTTTTAATATATGTGGTATTTGTACTTGCATAATGTTCTTTAGTTATTTATCTTAATTAATTAATCTTTACTTATTTCATTCATGAATTCATATAACATATGGTCAGATATGGTCTTCTTCTGGTCAGGTGAAGAAGATGCTAAATCTTCTTCTTCACCTTTAGTTATTAAAACTTTATTAGTTTTATTAACTTTATTATATGTTAACGGTGGATAACAGGTTTGTTTCTCCTGGTTAACAGGTTGTGTTCCTCCAGTTAACAGGTTGTGTTTCCTGCTGTTAACAGGTAGTGTTCCTCCAGTTAACAGGTTATTGTTCTTATTAAGATTACTTTCAGCATAAGTTCTGATATTACGATAGGTTAATGTATATGTGTTATTCTTAGCACCTGCTTTATTATCTTTACATGGTATTAATATATCTGCTTCTTCTAACTTTTTAAACCACTTCCATATCTGTGGTCTAGATAAACCAACCTTATCAGCATACGTCATCTGCTTCCATGTTATTTTGTCATTCATAAATATATCATTACACATATAGTTTAACAATATTTTTAAAGTAGAATCTAATCCTTTCATACTAAATAACCAATTAAACATTATAGAAGAATCTTCATCTGCTTGTTGTTGAAGTATACTATCTCGCTGTTTCTTTGTTTTCATGTTCTTTTTTTATTATTTTAATTTGATCCAATGTCATGTTCCATAATTGTTCTGTGCAATTACCATTGTTACGATTGTATTTGGGTTTATACTTCCTTATATAAAATGCTTCTATAATATCCAAACTTATATTAGGAGGCACTATTTTTATATCTACAGAATCCCAGTCTTTATCAGTATGTTGCCATGGTCTAGAAGTATTTACAGATTGTCCTACATAAACCACTTCATCATCTTTATATAATAAGTATACAATACTAACGTTCTTAGATAATCTGTTATATTTATTAGAATTATTGTTTTCAATAAATTGTAAAATATCTATAGCATTTGAATCTGCTTTCATTTCAAGTTCATTATCATTCTCTTCTTTCCAAGTAAATGAATCATACACTTTCTTTAAGTTAGATTCAAACTCGATTATAGCTTCAGTCCTTGTAGTTTCTTCCATAATCCAACAAGATGTTTCATTCCTAAACCTTCTTCTACTATGTGCTTCTTTTAATTGTTGTCTAGACATTAGATAATATGTTTTATCATTCTCATATCTAACACATCGAGATTCTATTTTATATTGTCCTTCTTCTTCTATTGTATAATATTTCATATTACTTGATGTTATATTTTGTTATGTTGTTTAATGCACGGTAATCTCGTATTGCACCCCATATAACATTATGACTTAAACCTAATTTTGTACGTATCTTAGTACCTGACATTCCAGTTAAGTATAACTCTATGATACTAGCATCTCTGTCAGCTCTTGGCGTGGACTCTGTGATGTTTGTATATAATTCCTGATAGTTACTATGTTCTTGTAATGTATTGCTCTTACGTGCTCTCCAGTACTTTCTAAGATTATCACCATTAGTTAACCATTGTAAGTTGTCAACATTGTTATTTAATCTGTTCTCGTCAATATGATCTACTACCCATTTATCTGTATCATTAGGTTTAGGTCCTAGAAATGCAGCAGCTACTATCTTGTGGATATACTTACCTCCTATGTTTAAACTAATAGCAGCATATCTATTACCAGGCTTTCCACCTGTTAGAGATATCTTTGGCCATATAGTCTTCTCGCTATAGTTATCTGTGATCTTTACATTACCTTCATTAGAAATCCACCAATATCTTTGTCTATTGACAGTTGAAGCTTGTTTTGTTTTAGCATTTGTGGTTGCAAACCGTTTAAATAGTTCCATAATAATTGTTTATTTGTTTATTGTTATATAGTATATATTCAATAAGTTTAATAAAAAAGCTAAATAAAGCTAAAATATTAGGATATTATTATATTATGTTGAAACCAAATCAAGTTAGTTGGTATAACATATGTACCAATTAATAAATACGTTCTGTATATTTTAATTGGGTTTAACATTTTTTCATTAATGTTTTTGTTTTGAAGGCTGTCCTTAATTGGATGGCCTTCTTTTGTATACAAAAAAAGAGGATAACATTTCTGCTATCCTCTCCCGCCTAAAAATAAAGGGATGTCAATGGCTGACTCCCAATATATTATGTATGTGTTATTATGCTATTCTAATCTTAAGCGCACCAGCTGTATGATATACACCACCAAGAGGTATTCCACCTGTTGCTGCTGCTGCATCATCTGCATAGTTTATAGTTGCATAGTCTAACATTTGTAATTTCTTAACAGTTACAGTATTTGCTGTTGCTGCAGTTACATTAGCACCTAATGCGACTGCCCCCGTCTCTGTCGACGTAGCCGCTAGTCCAATGGAAATACATTCATCAGTATCAGAACTTACACCAGCTTTAGCTCCATAACCAATAGCTATAGCATATCCACCAGTAGCTCCATGTACCTCAGTTCCATGACCGATAGCAACACCACCGATTGAATTTGCACGTGCTACTCTCCCAATCATCACCAAATCATTCTGTCCAACTGAAAATATATGATCTTCTCCGTTACCAATAACTACACAATCTCTACCATATACGTGGTTCCAATCTCTACCAATTATTATTCCATCACCTTGTCCTGTATTATTAATATTTTTACCAATACTGATAGCATTTGCAGTATCACTTAATAAAGCGTCTCCAATTGCAATAGAATTAGCAGCACTAGCAATATTAGCAGTAGTTCCTAAAATGTCCGCTGACTTTAAAGAATCTGTACCTGTACCAGCAACTAAGCCAGCCTCGGAAATTCCTACAACTGTGGATGCACTAAAATCTTGTGTACCAGTGTAATTTATTCCTATCTGTGATGCTGACATAGGAAAGTTATTACCTAAACCGTCTGTTAATTGAATAGCAGTAGTAGGATCTAATGCTAAACTATTTAATGTTTTAATAAGACCCGCATATGTGTCTTGAATTGGTTGATTTGTTAATGTTGCCATATTATTTTATCTATTTTATTTATTTTATTATAATGTAAAAGTTTGTTGAACATATCCTGTTACCCAATTATTATCAGCACCAGTTGTATAAAGAGGTAATACTACAGTAGCTCCATCATATACAGTATATTCACTGAATCTTCCGTAATTTGTTGCGTTTGCACCGATACTAACTATTCTGTATGTATATCCTTGATCAAGTATTATTTCTCTAGGAGATACTTGACCTTGTACTGCAAATTGATCTCCTTGCCCAAATGACATTGCATTCTTAGGATCATATCCTACAGGCCATGGTACAACAGATTCTGTTGGTTGTACTTTATAGAATGTAGAACCACTATTCCATGTTGGATTACCCTCATATTCTATAGCAGCCCATACTCCTGGTGAAGTTTCTTTTTCTACTTGCACTGCAGTATAATACCAATATAAAGACCAACCTGTTTCCAATTCAAATCTAATAGTAGATTGTGCAACTAAGATATTAACTGATCCTACTGTTGTAGCACTTGGTATGCCTTGATCTAATGCTATAATATCTACTGCATAGTTTTGCCCTGCTCCTACTCCACCTGGTATAGTGTTAGTAACAGTTAAAGACCATACACCTGCATTATCAGTAGTAGTATAATAAGTATCATTATTTATTGTTAATGTAATTTGGTTAGTAGCTGTCGCAGTACCACTAAATGTTGGTAAAGGAGAAGCATTAATTAAACTACCTTCTTGATCAAATGTAGGGGCAGAAGGTGCAGCTACTGTTTTCCAGTCTGCATTTTCTAATTGCCATTCAGTACTTGTTAAGTCCCATATTAAATCAGTAATAGGAGTATCAGCACATGCTATTGCCCACCACCATGATCCATTGACTGGAGCAGTGATGCCGTAATAATTTGCTAATGCAATAGTCCATGATGCATATAATGGTTCTGTTATACCTAAGTGTATACATAAAGCTTGTAGCCAACTTGAATTGACTGGCTCTGTTACACCTAAGAATTCGCAATATCCTTGTAACCAATTACCATTCTCTGGTTCAGTTACAGCTCCTGCTGATTGTGTTTCAACGTATGTTTGTTGAACTGATTGTTTTACTTCGCAACTCATATGTTTAAATATAATTTCTTTGTTAGTTGTTTCCTTTAAGCTTAGCTACTGCATCTATAGTTGCCTGTGCGCTAATATAAACAGAGGCTATGATTACCCAGTCTGATGATGTAAGTTGCCCAAAAGCTACTAAAACAGTAGCTACACCAAAGACAAATAACTTTTTACTTATTCCTTTGTTTAGTATCCTGTCTATTCTTCCCATCTTTGCTTAGGTATATTTTTAATTTCTTAATGTTAGTTTCTGTAGCTTTAGTTACAGAAGATACTGATTGTTCTTTATCTACCATATGTCTTTTCGTTTTGGTGGCACATCTGTTTGTAGTCCACTAAAATAAGGTGTCTCTTTGTTAGGTGTCATACCATCAGAACCTGGGTTAGAGTAATCTGTAAACATAACAGGATTATCTATTAAGAATTCTAACATTCTAGCATTGTAGAATTGTGCAGTATCTAAAGCAGATTCTCTTAAGTATTTCATTTCATCTAATGTAGTAGGTTGTGTCTCTTCACTAGAACCATTTAAGATACCTTTCTCTACAAACTTATATTTTAAGTTCGGTAGAAGCAAGTACAATGCGTACTGAATCAATGTAGGACCTACATAATCCTTTAAGAATGTAGATTCATCTATTGTTAAATCATTAGCAACAACACCGCCCTTTAATCTATTAAAGAATTTAGTACCAAGAGTATCTTGAATATAAATCTGTTGTGCATTTATAATGGATGGTGTAAGAACATCAATACGTATATTGCTATCCAATGAAGTCCATTGCTTCATACGTTGTTCCGATACTAAAAGTACGTTTTCCATATTATTTTTCTATGTTATTAGTTTGAGGTGCTACGTCTGCAATCTCTGCATCTGCAACCAATTTGTTAGGTTCTACACTCAATTTTATATTAAATCCAGCTAATCGCAACATATAACCATAACCTTGCAATATCTTCTTTCTTTTAGGTTCAACAACAGTTCCTTCAAAGTGTGCATACGCAACTCTAATCTCTTCTGCGTTAGAACTAAATCCAGCTGAATCTTTAATACCTAATAATAATGGTGATGTTATTCTGTGTGCTGTAAGTATTCTACTTGTAATTCTATCTTCTAGTGTTAAATAATAATCATCATTAGCAGAATCAATTGGAGTAACTTGTAATTCTTTACCAGCTTCAGAGAATGCTAAGAAGAATCTTCCTGCGTTTTCTTCACCTGTAAATGTGTCTTCTATTTCTTTATAAACCTCTCTTCTTTCTTCTGGAGAAGGAACACCATTCCTAAAGTTAAGTATCATACTTGGTGCTAAACCATTTGAAATGTTTGCAGCATGAAATCGAGAGATTCTAGCATCTAAATCGATATCGTTCAATGCACCTATATAATTAGGTAGTGGGTAAGTTTGATTACCCGGTGTATAATTGTAAAAATAGAATATTTGTGATGCATTATCACCTTTATTATCAGTGGCATCAAATGATTTATAAGTATCAAATGGATTCTTTCTTAAGTTAGACCAATCTGATGAGTACATGTATTCTTCTACTACATCTTCATCATTCAATTTACCTGATCTTACGTTTGCAAATGGTAAATGATATATTTCTACTACTTTGTTTCTTTCTTTATTCCAGATAACATTGATAGCGTATCCTTGATATAATGCATAATCTAAAGATACCTTTTCAAATACTGCATCTACAGTCTCTCCTTGTGAGTTGATATATTCATCACCTATAATATCAATACCTTCACCTATAATACCCGCAGTAATAGCGTCTATTGCAGTGTGATGCATTGCTGAACTATCGTATAGTCCAATAAGTTCTTGTGGAAATAGGTTAGTTGCTCCGTAAAATACAAAGTCCTTTCCTCTTACTTCTTTAATCTCTGGTAAATCTATAGCTTTAAAGCTAGATCCTTTAACTGAATACAGTCCTTCTGGTGTGTTTCTCATATTGTTTTTCTTAATTCGTGTAATTAGGTCTATAAAAGACTTCTGCTACTCTATTTTCTATAGCAAGTGTTGAAGTATAATTAGTAATACCTGTTCCACCACCTGGATTTGTAACAATTTTAACTAATCCTTTTTCAACTGGTCCTAAAGGTCCTGATAAATAATAGTCATATATGCCATTTTTGTGTGCATCCCCAAATCCAGTTGGAAAAGTTATACTAAATACACTATATCTATCGTTCGTTTGTTGAGGCAGTGCTGTAAGGATTAATGGCTCATGAGAATATTGACTAGTTAACACAAACCCATATGTATATTTTAAATCTATATTAGGTACGTTAAAACTGGCAATAACTGCTAATGAAGCTTCGTTTATTAATAATGTCATAAGTGTAATTATGTTTATAGTATTAAATATAAAACTAATGTAAGTTGTAATTCAGATACATATACTATGAAAAAACATATAAAGTTTGGTAAATTTGAACGCAGCGAATGGGAGCTACTACATGGACTAGGAGATCCTACTGTAAAATCATTTATGAAATGTATAGACTTTATGGATTGGACTGAGTATGAACTGTATGCACACGGAGGTATACTAGAAGATAGGTTAACCGCAGATATAGATCTTACTATTATAGGTCCTAAAAACCCTAAGCAAGTTAATTTCATGTTAGAAACATGTGTAGCTTGTGGTTTCAATTATGGTATCTATGCAGATATTAAGTACTTATATGATGGTGAGTTGTTTGACCATCAAGAGTGGTTAGATACTGGTGAATTCGTAACTAATATCTATGCTTCTTATGCACCTGAAATATACATTAATGGTGAAACGTTTAAATATGCAGTAGACTTTGAGGGATTCTGGTTAGCAGAACAGAGTCATCCTCTTGGTAAAGTACGAGACTTAGATATGCCATCACCAAAACAAATTATATAAAAAAAGCCTTAACTAATTAAAGTTAAGGCTTTGTTATTTTAAATGTTTAGTGAATACTACGATTCAACTATCGATCCAGTTACTTCGTACATTGGTGATTTTTCAATACCTCCAACTACCAATTCGTATCCCGATCTGTCCGCGAATGCAACTCCCGAAACTGCTGTTCCAGATGTCATATACCCTCCTCTTTCGATCCCGATTGACCAAAACTTTCCATTATTATCTTTAGCAACAATAACCATAGAAGTTGATTCTGCCATAAGCAAAAGTTGATTTCTTTTAGAGCTTTCAAGTTTATTGAAAACCATAGTTAATTGTTGATCGAAAGTAATAGTACCATTCTCTTGTGAAACTGTAGTAGCTTCAGTTAAAGAACTAGTTTGTCTTGGTGTGTCAAATTCGAAAAAATCAGCAGGTACCAAAGCAGATCCGCCTACAGTGATAGCCGTAACTAACCCTGCTGTTTCTGTTATTGATTCAACTGGTCCATTCGCAATAAAGATCTTCTCAATTCCACCTTGGGAATCGTTACAATCTAATGTGAAGCCAGCTGTAAGATTACTACAAGCCATATTATTTGATTTTTTTTAATTAGTTAATAAAAGCAAGGACCTTTTACAGTCCTTACTTAATGTTTATTGTTATGCCATTCCGTTAGTAGCGAATACGTCTTTTTGACCGACACCGACCCCTAATCTCCAAGCAGCTCTGAACTTCATTACGTCAGCAGCTTCGTCATAGAAGAATCTAAATGAATCTAATTCATCAGTAAGTCCTGTTGCAGCTAATATCATTTTCCCGGGTCCCGCGAATTTGTAATCAGATCCAACTAATCCACTTGACTTAACGATTGTTAAGTTAGTACCTGGTAAGATAATGATATCGTTACCTTCTACTGAATTGTAGTTATACAAGTTTTGTGCAACTAATGCTCTTGTAAGTGCTCTGTAT